TATCTGAAAAGAAAGGTAAAGATCATGACGGAGACGGAGATGTTGATGGAGATGATTATATGGCTGCTAAAGATAAAGCTATCAAAAAAGCAAAAAAGAATGAGCAGTTAAAAGAAGCAATCAAAGGTATTATTAAAAAATCTTTGAACGAAGATACTATTAATGAAGCCGCTACTCAAGAATTAGCTACTTTAGCTGATACTTACGGTGGTTATAAAGGTATGCAAGTTGTATTAAATGATTTACAAAATATAGTTACTGATATAGAATCTTATCAAGCTAAGACTAAAGAAAAACTACAAAACGTATTTAATAAAGTAGGAGATGTAGAAAATGAAGACGGCCTTAAAGTAGGAGCATTTTTAGCACCTGCTATAGAGTCAGCATTTAATAAAGATTCAAGAATGGTTGGAGGTAGTAGATTAATGAAAGGAGTAGATATACCTAAAGTAAAGTTTATGTCTAAAGATATGGAAGCTCCTCAAAACGAAGAATCTCCTAAACAGACTGTATTCGCACCAGTAAAAAGATATTTTTAATATGGCACAATTATTAGTAGACGTAACACCATTTAAACCTACCATTAGAGAAGCTAAAGGAAGACCTGGAGTATTTGAAGTAGAAGGTATAATGCAAAGAGCATTAGCTGAAAACCAAAATGGTAGAATATATAAAAAGGATTTATTAGCTAGAGAAGCTAAAAAGTATGTAAGTGAATTTGTTAAGAAAGGTAATGCATTCGGTGAATTAGATCATCCTGAAACTCCTGTAGTATCTCTTAAAAATGCTTCACATGTAGTAAAAGACTTATGGTGGGATGGTGACGACTTAATGGGAAGAGTAGAACTATTAAATACTCCTGCTGGTAATATAGTAAAAGAAATAATTAAAGCTGGTCACACTATTGGTATATCATCTAGAGGTACCGGATCAGTAACTCAAACTAATGAAGGACATTTAGAAGTACAACCAGATTTTGAATTAGTATGCTGGGATTTTGTATCTAATCCTTCAACTCACGGTGCTTTTATGAACCCTGTAGCTCTTAATGAAGCTAAGGTAAAAGCCTCTAAATATTCTAGTTTAGATAATATCATAAACGATATTTTAAGAGCATAACGGTTTCCAGAAAAAGTATATATTTATATAAAGAATATACAATCTTATATATTGTATCAAACAAATTATAATCCCTATTACGATTCCTAATAATCGTACAATCACAACAATTTTTTTAAAATGGCAAACAAAGATTTATTCAAGCAAGCTATTGCTGAAGCTAAGTCTGTAAGAGAAGCCGCTATTGCTAATGCTAAGGAAGCTTTAGAAGAGTCTTTAACTCCTCATCTAAAAGATATGTTAGCTGCTAAACTTCAAGAAATGGATGACTCCAAGAACGAAGAAGCAGAAAACGTAACCGAAGAAGAAGTTGAAGAATCTAAAGATGAAGCTATTGAAGAAGCTCCTGTAAAGGAAGAAGAATCAGTAGAAGAAACTAAAGATGACAAAAAAGCCGAAGCAATTGAGGAAGACCTAACAGAAGTAGAACCAATAGAAGCTGACGAAGACGAAGCCGAGGATGATTCAGAAGAATCTGAAGACGAAGCTGAAGACCATGACGCTCCTGAAGGTGATGAGGATGTAAGTAACTTAACTGTTGATCAGTTTAAGGACCTTATTAGAGACATCATAGCTCAAGAAGTTGGGGACGGAGTAGAAGCACCTGCAGACATGGATGGTGGAGATATCGAAGGTATAGGCGATGAGCCTGCTATCGATGAACCAGTTGACGGTATGGAGGTCGAAGACGAAGAAGAAATTGATTTAGATGAACTATTAGCAGAATTAGAAGCTACTACTGACTTAAGTGAAGCACCTAATGAAGACGAAAAGTCGGAAGGTAAATACGATAAGGAAGTAGATGAAGTTAAAGAGGAAGCTAAAGAAGAAGTAGTTAACGAAGAGGTTAAAGAAGAAACTAATGATGAGTTATCTCAAGCATTAGAGACTATTGAAACTCTTAAAAAAGAATTGAATGAAGTAAATATACTAAATTCAAAACTTTTATATGTTAACAAGATCTTTAAATCTAATGACCTTTCAGAAAGTCAAAAAGTTAACATTATAGCTGCTTTTGATAAAGCAGAAACTGTTAAAGAGGTTAAATTAGTTTATGAAACTGTTTCTGACAGTGTAGTTAGTAAAAAAGAAGCTAACAACACTATTAAGGAATCGAAAACTAAACTAGGCATGGCTTCTAAAGCAACAGGAACTACAGCTTCTAAACCAGAAGTAATTAACGAAGTTTCTGATACTGTTAGAAGAATGCAAAAATTAGCCGGTATTATTAAGTAAATTTATTATTAACGAAACTTTAATTTTTTTTAAATCATGGAAATTAACAACCTATTAGAGAGCTCGAACAACTACAAAAGTATGCTAGCTGACTCTCAAAAGTTAGCCAACAAATGGCAAGATTCCGGTTTGTTAGAAGGTATTGAGGATAACAGAGTCAAGAATAACATGGCTATGATCCTTGAAAACCAAGCTAAACAAATCGTTGCTGAGGCTAACGTACTGGAACTGGCGGTAGTTTTACTGCTGGTGAAGGAGAGCAGTGGGCAGGTGTAGCCTTACCTTTGGTAAGAAAAGTGTTCGCTCAAATCGTTGCTCAAGATTTCGTTTCTGTACAACCAATGAATTTACCTTCAGGTCTAGTATTCTATTTAGATTTTAAATATGGATCAAACCTTTCAGGTAGAACAGCTGGTACTAACATGTACGGTAATGTATCTTCAGCATCAAACAAAATGAGTGTTGATGAGGAAGTTGCTGGTGGTCTTTATGGCGCAGGTCAATTTGGATATTCAATGAAATCTGCTTCTGTCGCTTTTAAAGCTGACACAGGATCCGCTACTTCAGCATCTATCGCTTACAACGACGATCTAGTTCTTGACCAATTTAAGACAGTAACTCAGTCAGTTTCTGGCTTAAGCGCTGACTTAAAAGGTGTAAGAGCATTTAGATTCTTCTCTGGTTCAACAGACGTTACTTCACACCCTGAATTAACTACTGTATCTGGCACAGACGTAACATTTGTTATCACAGCATCAAATGTAACATGTGCTAATGACGGTGGTATTACAGGATCTGTAATGTACTACAAACAACCAGCTGACAACTCGAGAGGTGATTTTGAAGCAAGTTCAACTACTGCAGTCGATACTTCAATCACAATCCCTAACGTAGATGTAAAATTAGCTAGTGAGGCAATTGTTGCTAAAACTAGAAAACTAAAAGCACAATGGACTCCTGAGTTCGCTCAAGATCTTAACGCATACCACAGCATTGACGCTGAGGCTGAGTTAACTTCTTTATTGAGTGAATATATTTCAATGGAAATTGATCTAGAGATCCTTGACATGCTTATTCAAGACGCAGTAACTACTGAGAGATGGTCTGTTAAATCAAACAGAGTATGGAATGGTACGGCTTGGGCTGACTTAAGTCCTATCTATTACAATACTCAAGGAGAATGGTTCCAAACATTAGGAACTAAGGTCCAAAAAGTATCTAACAAGATTCACCAAAAAACTCTTAGAGGTGGTGCGAACTTCATCGTTTGTTCTCCAAATGTTGCAACTATTCTAGAATCAATTCCAGGATATGCTGCTAATACTGATGGTGATCAACAGGACTTCAACTTTGGTGTACAAAGAGTTGGAAACCTTGCTAACAGATTCAGAGTATATAAGAATCCTTATATGACTGAAAACATCCTATTAATGGGATATAGAGGTTCACAATTCCTTGAAACTGGCGCAGTATATGCTCCATATGTACCATTGATGATGACTCCTCTTGTATACGATCCTGAAACCTTCACTCCTAGAAAAGGTTTAATGACTCGATATGCTAAGAAGATGATCAGACCAGAATTCTACGGAAAAGTATTTATCTCAGATCTTAACGATTTATAAGATATAACTTTTAGAATTTTTTGATAAAGAGAGGTCCTAACGGGCCTCTTTTTTTTTGCCTATTTATAAACATGGAATTCCTTTCTATTATAGAAGTCGGACAGTTATCTATGTCTAACTAAAAACCCAATTAAATATGGATTTTTTAAAGAAGATCGGCTCTTGGGCCAATCAATTAACTGAAATCGGTGTAAGTATAATTGCACTGGGAGTTGTACTAGAAGTGCTCTTTAAGGGCGCAGTCATCCCATTCTGGCCAAATGTGTCTGTGGTAGGTAATATCATGGGTATATTGGGTGGATTGAGCAATGAAGGATTACTTGGATTAGTAGGTGCCTTCGTCTTATACCATATTCTCAAAAAGAAAGGTTAAGAATAACTAAAGAGAGGCCTTCGGGCCTCTTTTTTTTTAACTATTTATAATAAAAAATATAAGATGGCTAATTTAAATTACTTTATCCAAGAGAGAGTTAAATTGAACGGAAAGGAAAGAGGTACAAGCTTTAACGTAGCTTTACCATCTGCTAGTAATGCCTCTGAAAGAGTATTAGATATAACATCAGGTTCATTTTCTGATGTAGTAGACTTCTCTGGTACTGCTGGAGCAGGTCAATTTGTTAGCAGTAGTTTAATGTATTTTAGATTTACTAACCACTCTACAGGTTCAGTAATATTACAAGTATCTTCTTCTACTGAAAACTTTAATATAGCAGTAGCTGGTTCAGGAAGCTTTATGATTAATACTACTTCATTTACTGGTAGTTTTCAAAATGTAACCTCATTCGACAATATTACTAAAATTAAAGCTACCCCAGTTGATACAACATCAACAGTTGAGTACTTTTTAGTATCTAAATAATAAACTATGGCTAATATAGCAATATACGATGGAAACGCAAACTTTGTAGCAGGAGAATCAACTCCCTTTGGTTTCTACGATGATGATTTAGAGTTTCAAAAGGATGCACCTAAGGTAGCTGAGTACTGTGCTAAGAAACTAGGATTTCCTATGATGGACGTGGAGTTAAGCTCTGGTTCATTCTTTGCCGCATTCGAAGAAGCAGTTACTTCTTACGGTAATGAAGTATATCAAGCGTTAGCTGCACAACAGTTTACTAATTTACAAGGTCAATCAAGTGCTGAAGCAATAAATACGCTTTTAATTAAACCTTCTTTAGAAAATACTATAAGAACTTCTCATCAATACGGTATGGAAGCCGGAGTTGGAGGTTTTACTACAAAATACACAGGATCTATAGCTGTAAATAAAGATCAACAGAACTATAACTTAAATGCTTGGGCATCTGACCAAGGAATAGTAGGTGGAATAGAGATAAGAAAGGTATTTTATGAAGCACCACCAGCTATACAGAGGTTTTTTGACCCATATGCGGGTACAGGTACCGGTATTCAATCATTAATGGATGCTTTCGACTTTGGATCATTTAGTCCTGGTATTAATTTTATGTTAATGCCTATTTCTTATGATTTAGCTAAGATACGGGCTATAGAATTAAATGATCAAGTAAGAAAATCTGCTTATTCCTTTGAAATAGTTAATAATCAACTTAAATTATTTCCTATTCCTAAAGACACAGGTAGTTTATACTTCGAATACTATAAAAGAGAAGAAAAAAAATATGTTGATGATGGATTACATGTAACAGCATCAGCTAATGCAGGTAGTAAAGTAAGTGGAGGCGGTAGTTCTACTACAAATAGCGGTACTATCACTAACTTATCTAACGTACCTACAGAAAATCCTATATATGGTGAAATCAACTCCACAGGTAGACAGTGGATCTTTAAATATACTGCTACTATATGTAAAGAGATGCTTGCTTATGTAAGAGGTAAGTATCAAACAGTACCAGTACCTGGATCAGAAGCTACTTTAAACCAAGCAGACTTACTATCTGATGTTAGAAGTGAAAAAGAATCATATATAACTGAATTAAGAGAATTATTAAGTCAAGCTTCTTTAAATAACCAGTTAGAATTACAAGCACAACAGACACAGTACTTAGGAGATGCTCTAAAAGGAGTACCAATGGGGATATACATAGGATAATGAAGCTATTAGATATATTAAGAGAACAAATAGAATTTAGAACATACGAAGGTATGGTACAGGTTATATATGATGGTAGCGAAAATACTAATGACTTAGCTGAACTATTAAGAGCTTTACCGGGTGTAACAACAGTAACTACAGCCTCAGGTGATGGAGATAATAGAGAAACATTAAAAGTAAAGCTAATATCACAGAAAGAATCAGCTGAAGCATTTGAAGCTTTTAAAACTAATGCATTAAGTAAGTATGAATTTATAAGTGCTATGGAAATAGCAGATAATACTATAGAAGAGAAGTAATGTTATTTGGAAGTAATAGAGATTTTGAATTATTAGTAAAGGTAAATAGGGAACTACTTAAAGATATTGTAGAACAAGAGATATTATTCTATAAACTTAATTTAGAAGAGACTGATGCTAATATATATGGAGAAGCACTTACAAAAACCTATTTTGTACCAGCTAAACTTAATTGTTTAATAACAAGAGGAGATCAAGTAGTGAGTATTGATGACTTTACACTACCAGACTTACAAAGAGAAGCTTCATTTGCCTTTTTAAGACCAGATTTAGCTGATATAAGTGTAGTTCCTGAGGTAGGAGATATAATTAATTGGCAAGAAGATTACTATATAGTAGATACTGTAAGAGAAAATCAATTAATGCTAGGAAGAGATAAGAGTTACAATTTAACATCATACGGAAATAAGTTTGGTTCATCTATTTCTATTATCTGCGATACTCATATGACAAAAAGAGAAGCTACAGGTATAGATTTTGAAGGAACTGCTTATTTATAATTAATAAACTAAAGTATGGCCGATATAAATATTAATCCACCTTCCCAAGAGGAGTTATCAAGAAAGACTATTAAACCTTATGGTGTAGAAAACTATAGTGGCTCAGTAGCTCCTTCGAATAACTTGAAAAAGAGAGAACTTCAACGTTCTGTTAAGAATGATGATGTCAAAAAGTTCTCTGTTGGGTTAAGAGATATTGATGAAGCTATATTTTACTATTTCAAAGAAGTAATAAAACCTTCTGTTATGCAAAATAGTAAAAAAAAGAACGTACCTGTATTATATGGGTCTCCTGAAAGATGGGCAGCAGTTCAAAAGAACGGCTTTATAAGAGACAGGCATGGAAAAATACAACTACCTCTAATTATAGTAAAAAGAGATAGTATAGAAAAAAATAGAAGCTTAGGAAATAAGATGGATGCTAATAATCCTAATAATTTCGGAGTTTTTGAAAAGAAATATTCTAGTAAAAATAGATATGATAGGTTCTCTTTACTTAATAATAGAAATATAGTAAAGGAATACCAAGGAGTAGTCGTACCAGATTATGTAAACTTGGTTTACTCTTGTGTTATTTTTACAGAATATATAGAGCAAATGAATAAAATAGTAGAATCTATTAATTATGCTTCTGACTCTTACTGGGGAGACCCTGAAAAGTTTAAATTTAGAGCAATGATTAATAATTATTCTACAAGTACTGAAATAGCACAAGGTAGTGATAGAACAGTAAAGACTGATTTTCAAATAAACTTATTAGGACATATAGTACCTGATAGCTTTAATACCTTACCTCAAGGTGTTAGTAAATACTTTAGTAAGTCATCAGTCGTTTTTGGAGTAGAAACAGTTAAAGATATAAATAATATATAATATGCCTAGATATTCCACAACAAGAGTAAGTTCTAGAGGCCTTAGATTTTTTGATCTAGCTGTCGATGGAGGAAAATTTATACAACAAACAATAGAAGAAGCAATGAATAGTGAACAAAAAGCTTATACAGTTTTAAATAATGCAATTACAAGCACAGCTAAGACAGTAAACGTAGTAACAGGATCAGCTTCTGTTTCTGCCTCACTAACCTGGGTATCGTCTTCACTAGCTACTGTCCCTGATGGATTTCCTACACAAAGTACAGGAGATTTCACCATATTTATAAATGGAGTAGCTATCGAAAACGACGCAGTACATAGTGTAACAGGAAGCGGAGTAAATATATTAGTTACTTTTAGTAGTAGTCTAAATTACGATATAGATTCTACAGATGAATATATGTTAACTGGTAAAGTAGATGCATAATGGCGCTAATTAAATGGAAACAGCTTAGTAAGGACTTATCAACTGATGCAGCCTTAACCGGTTCGCTTAAAGTTAGTGGTTCTATATTAGTAAATGGATCAGCTGTGAGTACTGCTGGAACATCTACTGGTTCTTTAATTAGCACAGCTAGTGCTACTAATAATACTATTACTTTTACTAAAGGAGATAATACTACTTTTAATGTCACACTACCAAACGGAAATATAACAGCTTCTGGAGATATAAGTGCAAGTGGTGATGTAATTGCTGACAATGTATCTATTGAAGGCGGGAAGGTTTATGGTAATGAAGCATATAACAATTATCTTAGTTTTCATACTTCAGCAAGTTTATTTAAAATACAAAATAAAACCTTTATTAAATTTGATGGTAGTAATCCCCAAAGAGAGGTAACTATTAATGAAGGCACTAATGATATTGATTTTGTAGTTAAAGGGTCTTCTAATAATCCTTTATTTCATGCTGATGCTAATACGAATACAATAGGAACTAATGGTACTGGTACACCCTTAGCTGATTTCCATATTGGTGGTAACTTATTAACAGATTCACACATATCAGCGTCAGGTAATATAAGTGCAAGTGGTAATATAAGAGGTTCAAGATTTGAAATAGATGGAGCACCTCATTATATAGATACAGCTTTAGGTAATTTGTTTATTGTAACTACTGGTTCCGTTGCTATGCAACCAGGCACCGGTAAAGGATTATCAGTAACCGGTCATATAACATCCTCAGGAAACATAACAGGATCATTTATAGGAGATGGAGCAGGTTTAATAGGAGTTATCTCGAGTTCATTTGCTCAAACTGCTTCATATGCTCTCAATGCTGGTGGAGGAACTAGTGATTTAGGAGCATTAAATTCTTTTTCAGCTTCAGTTAATACCTTTACTGGTTCTATAGATGGAGAAGTAACAGCGCTAATGTCTGCTACTAGTTCTTACTTAACTAATGCTAGTACAGCTTCTTTAATTTCTAACTCACAGACTAGCTCATTGTCTGTAGCTTCAGCATCATTTAACCCAATAGCTTATTTATCTGCTAGTACTACTCATTCATTAGAACACATTGAAGTAGCTGATTTTGATAACGATGTAGCTGTATCCTTTACAGGTAATAGATTAAAATTTGTTTTTGGTACTCCTACATCACCATCAAGTTTAAATTTAGCTAAATCAGGATTCGCTACAAATAGATTTAATAAAATAAGTGATGCTTATACTATAAATGCAACTTGGAATAATGGAGGTTATAATTTTATAACAGCCTCTATATTTACAGGTTCAGTATTATTAGCTGCTTCCTCTGGGAGTGGAACATCATTATCTGCTAATTTAACCACAACTGGGTCTCATGCTTATTCAGTTCAATATACTGCAAGTTCTCCTTTAGATGGTAGTATATTTACAGATAGTGATACAGTATCAGCTACCTTATCTAAAACTAATCCTGGGAATCCTTCTATATCAGATACTGCTACTATTCAATTAGGAGATTCTAGTAATGAATTAGAACAAGGAGCAACTGGGTCTATAGCCTTTACAGGGTCTTATGGTAGTTCAAATGACTGGGAGCAAGTATCATTAATAATGAGTGCTTCTTCAGCACCTGCTACTAACCCTGGTACACTTACTATAACTGGAGCATTAACAGGTTCATCAAGCTTTACCTTATATGCATCATCATCATATAAATCACCAACAGGTGAAAATGATCCTCAACTATTTAAATCTAGAACTACTACTACAACGTTTACTAAAATAATAAGTTTACGACATGGGGCTTCCGCTACTGCAGCCTTTACACAAGCGCAGTTTGAAAACTTAGGAAGCTGGGATACTAGTCTAAATGGAGATATAGGTACTATTGTAAAAGGAGATGAAAATCCAGTTGGTAATACAGTATCAATTACATGGTCAGGAGATAAGTACCATTATATAGTTTATGATGGTTCTAGAAGTGATTTAAGTGGAATAGCAACAAGTGGTTTCGCAGTATTAGGACAGTTTACTAAGACTACTGTTGGAGATTATAAGGTTTATAGAACAACTGCTTTACAAGCAGGTGGCGGTGGAACAACAATTGAATACGTATTAAGTTAATAGATTATGGCAATAACGTTACCAGGAGGATTTAGTATAACAAATAACGAACCAGCAGATGCTAGGGTTGCCGTAGCCACTAGTGCTTCAAGATTAACTTTATCTACAGCTAATGTATATGAAGGTTTATTATCTTTTGAACAAAGCACTGACCAATTATTTGTATTAAAAGACGCATCAGCTCCTAGTTCTACAGGATCATGGGAGGTAGTAAATATTTTTACTATAACTGGATCTCAATATAACTCTCCATATAGTATAGGTATAACTGGATCATTAAATGTTTCTAATTCTTTAGTAGTAACTGGAGACGCAACTATTACTGGAGATCTAAAAGTAAGTGGTACCTCCTCAGCAGTAAATACTACTAATTTAACTGTAACTGATAAATTTATATTAGTTAATTCAGGTTCAAATACAGCTTCTGATAATTCAGGATTAGTATTTGGTGGATCTGAAGGAGCATTATATTCTGGATCTTCTTTATTCTGGAATGGATCATTTAACAGTAATGACGGTAGGGTAGCAGTAGCAAGCGGAGTAGCTTCAACATCAACAACTGCAACACCAGGTTATTATATGGCAGGAGTAATATCAGGTTCTGAAAATGAAGCTACAGGTTCACAAGTAGATCATTACGGAAATATAAGAATAGAAAGCGGAGATATCTACATCTACGTATAAGCAGGCACACATTTTAAGTTTATTACAAGGCACTAAGGTGCCTTTTTTTTGGAGTTTAGCATTATTTTTATTATATTATTAGTACTATTTATATTAGAAGCTTTATTGGCCCGAGAGGGAAGTGGGCTCTCAATAATGAGTAACCAACCGTAAAACTAAAAATTATGCCGAATTGGAAAAAACTGATTACTTCGGGATCACATGCATCCCTTAGTTCTGTCACCGGATCAATTCTTCTTTCTGGTGATTTACAAGCAAATTCAAATAATATCTTAGGAGTAGCAAAAGTTGGAGCAGCCTCTAACGACGAGTATTTTGACTTCGGAACCGATGCAATGATAAAAGTTGCAATTGATAATACCGAAGACTTTAGATTTGTTGATGGAGGAACCTTTCATGCTAATGCTGATGTAGTTGCATTCTCTTCTACAGTAGCATCAGATGAAAAGTTGAAAACTAATATAGTTAGTACTAAATATGGTTTAAGTGATATTTTAAAATTAGACGGAAAAGAGTTTGATTGGAAGAAACATTTAAATCAGAAGCATGATATAGGATTCATAGCTCAAGATGTACAAAAAGTCATACCTGAATTAGTAAAAGAGGTAGATGGATTGAACGGAGACGAATCCCATCTTGCTGTAGACTATGCTAAACTAGTTCCTGTTTTAGTAAACGCTATCAAAGAATTAAAGAATGAAATAGAAGAAATTAAAAAGAAATAAGTTACATTATGGGTTTTATAATAAATGCAGATCTTGAGACAAGTCAAGGACCGACTCAAGAGTTATATTTAAGAGTTGAAGGATTCTCCTTCAATAAAGTTACAGCTGAATTAGGTTTCCAAATAACCTACTGGATAGATAGAGAACACGCTATTAAACATAATAGGGTATATCTTGAACAAGAGGTTAGACCAATGGTGGGATTAGTACAGAATAAAATGATGTATTATGAACAGGCGGATTATGACGGAAAAGAAGTTGAATTTAAACATTATCTAAAAGTGAATGTTGCAGAAGAAAGAGAAATAGAAATACCAATTTTCGAGATGCAGGAAGTAACCGAAGAAGTGCCTTATATTAGTTTCGATGAAAATGGAGACGAAATAGTAAAGCATAGAAAGATAATAAAAGAAAAGAAAGTAGAAACTGGTACTTATAAAGAAGTTAAGAGTGTAATAGATACAAAAGCGTTTGATGATATATATGGTTATTGTTATAAACGTTTGTATGAACATTTAATAGATATAGTACCAAAAGATAAAATTGAAACAGTAAAGTAAACAATGGCTAGATTTACCTACGGTACAGGAGATATAAGTTATAGTACGTTTCCGTCTTGGTCCAATGCGATAGCATCTAACCCGGCGGCAACTAATATATCTGCATCTTCAGCATTTAGTGATTATCATCCCTCCCAAAGCTTTTCAGGATCTAATGTACAAGTTACTAGCTTAACCGGTAGTAGTGTATTTTATGGTTCTATAGTAGCAGGTCCAGGAGGTAATGTAGAAATTACTGCTCCGTATACTGCTGGTTCATCTAACAATATTACAGTTAAAAATTTAAACATTTCAGCCACATCAGTAACATGTGTTGCCACACCTTCTTATCCTTCTACATTTAATTCATGGAGAACAGGAGCTAGTGGTAGCGGTGCTTCTATAAGTGTTAATGCTACACTAACTATTACAGATGGAGCCGGCGCAGATCATGAAACTTATTTTGCTTACTTTACTTAATAAGTAATTTTAAACGTTATGAAAATAATTTGGGTTTTAGATAATATAAGAGAACGTAAAGACTTTTACAGTAGACTCCACACACTTTTACTTTTATGCTCGGTAAAACTATGGAAAAAATTCTATCCAGACGATTACTGTGTATTATATTGTGATTCTCTAACAAAAGAGTTTTTAATAGATTTAAAAGTTGAATGCTTTTGGAATGAAATAATACTTTTAAAAAATAAAAAAAATATTAATAAAAGAGTATTTTGGGCTTCTAGTAAATTAGAAGCATTATCATATCAAAAAGAACCGGTAACTATAATTGATAATGACTTACTTATATTTTTTCCAATTAAACAATTTTTAAATAAAGATAAAGTATATTTTCATCACCATGAAATAGGTAATGGTTATTACCCTACTAGTCTAGACAAGTATGTTAAACAGTTGAGCTATAGACCAAGATGGCAAACTGATGCAGTTAATGTAAGTTTACTTCAACTACCTGACTATAAATTTACTCAAGAATATACTAATTTAAGTTTAAAACTAATGGAGGAGTTTACCTCTATGAATGTACCGCATTCTCAGTATTTAATATTTGCTGAACAACTTCTACTAAAACATTTATTAGATAAAGGTAAAGTAGAGTACGGTAGCTTAATTTCTACCGATTGGATTTGTAAAGATTGGGACTGGGGAGAAAATAATAATAAAGGTATATGGACTATAAATGAATCAGGAAGATATCTAAAGCATTATGGGCCTGAAAAAAATTGGATAGTAGATAACGATAAAGGATTTGATTATAAAAAAGAAATAAATCATTTGGAAAATTGCTTAAATTTTCCTATATTAGATTTATCTAAAATTAAAAGATTGTAATGAGTATTTTAGACAAAGAGTATATAAGGCAGTTTATAACGAATGATGTTGAGTTGGATAAAGACCTCAACGGCAAAGAGTTAAAAAAGTTTAATCCTGTAAAATATAGATGGACCCATGGAGCAACAGATTACGACTTAGGAGATGGTTTACTAATATACACCATTGTACAGTTAATGAGATATAAAACCTGTGTTTGTTTAGGCTCAGGTGGAGGATACATTCCACGTATAATGACTCAAGCAAGATTAGATTTACATGCACAAGGTATATTTGAAGGGAGCATTGACTATAATCATGGAGATATAGGAGTAACTTATTTAGTTGATGCTGCTAATGGAATAGGCGGTAAGATAAATTATGATGATGATAAGACATTTTTTAGGTACCAATTTGCACCAAGATATATAAAAGAGACAACTGAAAACGCATATTATAACTATTTTGTAAAACAAGATATAAAAATAGATTTTTTACATATTGACGCAGGCCATTCATATGAAGATGTAAAAAACGATTTTGAATTATATAGTAAACTCTTAACTCCTAATGGAATGATCTCTATCCACGACTCAGATGAAAAATTTCAAAAAGAATTATTAATTACAGAAGATGAAAAGGAATATTATGAATTTTTTGATGGACCACCTAAATTCATAAAAGAAATAGGACAGGAGTGGAAACAGTTTAATTTCTTTAATAATGGTAACTTTCCTTCTAAACCAAGTTCAACCGGAATAACTTTATTACAACGTGCTTAATTTAATTACAGTAGTAGGACGAAATACTCATATTTTACCTCATATGCTCAAACATTACGAGAATATGGTAGATAAGGTATATGTAGTAGTTTATAGACAAGATCCTAACGACGGTATATTAGAAGAAGTAGAAGAGCTAGGAATAAAACCTTTCTGGGTAGTAACAGATAAAAAATACCATTGGGAAAGAGTTACAGACATTTACAACACAGTCAGAGCTACAAAACCTGACGATTGGTGGATAATATCAGATGACGATGAATTGCAATGTTATCCTACTGATTTAGAATATATCATCAAACAATGTAATAACAATGGTTATTCGTTTGTTTCTGGAGGTTTCTTAGACAGAATAGGTAAAGATGGTACTTTTCCAAAAGTTGACAGAGACACTAATATTTACAAAGCATTTCCTAACGGAGGTTTTTTTAGATATCCAATGTCTGGTGCATGTCCTAATAAAGTAACATTAGCTAAAGGGAACCAAAAAATAACTTCCGGACAACATTATGCCTTGTTCGAGAATGGAAATAATAGCTGGGGTTTAAAACATCCTAAAAGATACCCAGTTGAAGAGTGTTTTACTCAAGTACACCATTTTAAATGGGATAGTACTTGTATAAAACGTATAAAAGAAGTTGCTGATAATAATCAAGAATATTCATATTCTGATGAATACATGAAAATGTATGAAGCAATTAAAGATTGCGATTGGAAAATTAATATAAAAAAAAATGATTATTTAGTTGAAAAATTGAATAATTTTAACTATATTAATTATAACGATTATAGCAATTGGAGTAAATTAACAAGTTTAATCATTAAAATTTAAATTATGGCTACAAGAGTAACTAGTAAAGATGATGCTGCAGCACTTGAAGAAAGAAAAGTGAAAGCATTAGAAAAGATCGCTGCCTCTGTTGACGCCCTAGCTTATTGGTTCGAAGATATCGATAAGACTGAGTGGAGTGAAAGAGCGCAATGGTATTTGACTGAGTATTACGAGAAGTATGTTGGAAAAGGAGAGTAAGTGTGGAAAGATTAGCTATCATAGTTCCTTACAGAGATAGGCAGGAGCAGTTAGATAAATTCACAACCTTTATTCAACAGTATTTACAGAATAGGAAGTATGATTATTTTCTTATAGTAGTAGAGCAGGATGACGATAAACCGTTTAATCGTGGTAAATTACTTAATATTGGGTTTACAGAAGCTCAAAGAAGAAGATGTGATTACGTTGTGTTTCACGATGTGGACATGCTTCCTATAGATGTAAATTATGGAGGAATAGATTACCCAGTACATTTAGCAACAGATTTATTACCTTTCGAAGAATATTTTGGGGGTATTACTTTATTTCCTACCCCTGATTTTGAGAGAATCAATGGATTTTCAAATAATTATTGGGGATGGGGATTTGAAGATGATGATCTAATGCATAGATGTATAATGAATAATCTTAAACTTAACACAATTAAAAAAGAAGTTGTTATTCCACCTCGTACAGATTTAAAATTTAACGGAGCTAATGCTTATATAGAGATGTTAAATCCTATTAATATAAAGGATTCATTTTCTATTATATTAGAATTTGTACCGGAAAAGAATTTCTTTAATCATAGATCTGATTCTGATAAGTTTAGTTTATTCTCTATACCAGGATTCGATTTTTCTATTTCGTATACTTCTTTTAATAGATTTAAATTAGAGTTTTTCGATTCATTAAATAACTATCATCAAATATTCTCAGATATTAGTAATATTAGGAATTTACCAACTAAGCTTTTTGTTACTTATAGTAAACAGCAACAGTTAATATACTTTTACCTTAATAATAAGTTAGTAGGTAAGATAGAGGTGCCTCTTAGTTTTTATAACTATAATGAAGAATCTAAAGCTTATATAGGTAGTAGTAAAGGTACTGAATCGTTTTTTAAAGGAACTATTAATAATATTGCTTTTTATAAAAGTTATTTGAATAAGAAACAGTTAAATAGTATATTCGAAAATAAACATTATAGTTTATCTCAAGAATTTGAAGACTATTCAGATGCACACTTTTTAACTACTTACTATGATACTAAGTTTGTAAAAGACTATAAAACTATAGATCTTTCTGGTAATAATAATTTAGGTCGTATTTTTAACTGTGAAATAACTAAAAGTTCTAATAAGCTGAGAGATATTCAATATATTCCTTATAGAAGAATTAGTAAAATAAAACATTTAATTCATGATAATAATGGATTTACAGACGGGAATTGGAAAGATAAAATGACAAGATGGAATCAGTTAAAATATCATAATGAAGTTTCAAAAGGATTTCATGATATAGATAAAGATGGTATTAATTCATTAGATTTTAAATTGAATAAAAGAACTACAAGTAATAAGTATATACATTTAAACGTAGAATTATGAAACTAGGAGTATGTGTCCCTTATAGAAATAGAGAGTTACATATGCATGAATTTATTCCTAAGATGGGTAAATATCTTAAGAATAGAAATATTGATTTTCAAATATACTTTTGTCATCAAGTAGATGATAAGCTATTCAATAGAGGAGCTACAAAAAATATAGCAGCAAAACACGCATTTGAAGAAGGATGTGATTATATAGTTTGGCATGATATCGATATGATACCTGAAGAAGGTGGCGGAGCAGATTATTCATTCCCCGAAGAACATCCAAGACATATCGCTACTAAAATATCTCAAATGGACTATAAGCTAAAGTATCATGAATATTTCGGTGGTGCTGTAGTATTTAGTAAAGAACAAGTTGAAAGAACAAATGGGTACTCTAATGATTATTGGGATTGGGGTATGGAAGATGACGATCTTTTTTGGAGATGCTATAAAGAAGGGTATACTAATGATACATATTTATTAAAAAAAGCTATTAAACAAAAGTTTTTATCCTTTAATGGTTCCGATTCGGTAGTTAAAATACCATATACTAGAAGTATAAAAAGTATACCTTCTCGATCACATACCATCTCAGTCTTATGTAGAGCATATCAACAACCTGATAAACAAAAAATACACTTAATAGGTGATAATGAAGCTAAATACGTTGAATACCCTATCTTAAGAGTCCCAGGGTACGACTACGGATTATCGTTTAATAATTCTAGAGCTCTTTCGTTACAGTTTTGGAATATGTTTCATCAACATAACTACATGTGGGTTAAAAGGTATGATAGTCAATGGTCTTGGTTAACAGTAGTAATTGATGATATATCTAAAAAAGCTCATTTTTATTTAAACGGTACAGAAGTTGATTCAAAAGGAGGCTACGGTAGTCCTTCTCCATTAGAATTTAACGGTAGACTTTTAAAGTATGATTCAAAACATATTTATTTAGGATCATCGTTACATGAAAAAAATGATAGCGCTGCTAAATACTTTAAAGGAGATATAGCAAGAGTTTATGGATGGAATAGAGCTTTATCACCTAAAGAGGTTGCTAACTTACATAAAGAATTACCTCTAGACGAAATTGCAATTAACACTAATTTTACTAACGGTATACCTGAAGAGTATAGCGCAGTTAACGTAGAATTAAAAGAAGAAGAAGTAAAGATACCTAACTCTATACTACCACATAGAGTAGACGGTAAAATGAGATGTTTACCTCATAAAGACGAAGGATTAGTAAATGGAAAGTGGGTTAAAGGAGAAACAACAGCTGCTAATGAAAGAAGGTACGTATTAAAAATGCAACAAGATAAATTAAATTATAAACAAGATGGAATCAAGCAAGTTAAATATGAGTTTGTAAAAGAGACTAAATTTACTCCTTGGGCCAAGATGATAGATATAAAATTATGACAGCAGAAACTTCGAAAATTTCTTTTACTAACCCTGACTATATAAATACTAAGGAAAAGTTAGATAAGGTAGGATGTGGGATGTGTTTAGCAAAATGGACACAAGTAACCATACACCTACAAATGGGACAGACTCATTCATGTCACCACCCGTCTACACATCATATACCTGTAGGAGAGCTAAAAAGAAATCCATCAGCATTACATAATACTTTATTCAAAAAGCAGAAAAGAAAAGAGATGCTTGAAGGTAAAAGACCTAAGGAATGCGGTTACTGCTGGAATGTAGAAGATAACTCAGATTCATTCTCTGATAGGACTTTTAAATCTAACGAAAGTTGGTCAGCTCCACATTACGATGAAATAGTTAATTTAGGTTGGAGACAAGATTTTAACCCCCGTTATGTAGAAGTTGCATTTTCTAATAATTGTAATTTTAAATGTTCTTATTGCGGTCCTTCTTTCTCGTCAGCTTGGGTTCAAGAAGCAAAAGAGCACGGTCCTTACCCTACCGATGATAGATTTAACGATATAGGGTATTTAAAAGCTAATAAAAAAATGCCCATACACCATAAAGACTATAATCCATATGTAGAAGCATTTTGGAAATGGTGGCCAGACTTATATAGAGATTTACATACATTTAGAATTACTGGAGGTGAACCTCTTATGTCTAAAGATACTTGGAAAATTTTAGATTATATTATTAATGAACCTAATCCTAATACTAATTTAAATTTAGCTATTAATTCAAATTTAGGTGTTAACGATGGATTAGTAAATAAGTTTATAGAAAAAATTAAACAGATAGAAGATGCTGGTAAAGTAAAAGAATTTATTATATTTACCTCAGTTGATGCATGGGGTGAACAAGCTGAATATATAAGAAATGGATTAGAATTTAATAGGTTCTGGGATAATATGAATAAGATATTAACAGCATGTCCTAGAGTAAACCTAACTATTATGTCTACGTTTAACGGACTATCAGTTCCTAGTTATAGAAAGCTCATAAATGGAGTATATACATTAAAACAAGATTATACCTCTACCGATAGATATTGGGCTTCAGCAGTATTTTTAGATTCTTCTTATTTAAGATTTCCTACTCATCAAACATTACAGGTAATTCCATCTGTATGGGCTAACGAAGTTCTTTCTTTTGCCCAACATGCTGATTATTTAGGTATACCAAAATTTGATAATAAGTTAGTAGGTTACTCTGATGTTGAAATACAAAAATTAAAAAGAGCATACGATTGGATGATTTCTCCTAAAGACGAACAAAAATTATTAAATCAAAGATCTAACTTTGGAAGGTACTTTAGAGCACATGATGAAAGAAGAGGAACCGACTTTAAAAAGACATTCCCAGAATTAGCTGATTTTTACGAATATACTTTAACTTTATAAAATGAAAATAGGTTTTGATAACTCTTATCTGTTTCCTGCAGGTAATAAAAATAAATTAGTAAGAAACGAACCCGATGCTATATGGACTAAAGACTGTACCGTAATGGTTCGGTTTACTCCAGATGTAGATAAGTTTGTAGAAGAATTAGGTGATGAATGGAGAAAAGCTGGTTGTGTAATAGGTAAAAACGGAAAACATATTGGAGTATTTTATGCATTAGGTAGATCAGGAGAAGATATACATCACTTTGTTATGTTTGAATATTGGTGTTATAATGAAGAAAAAGGAGATGATGATATAAAAACTATTATGTTTGATGTAACTGATAAAAAAGATAGTGAATATTTTGACGTCACTGTAAAGAGGAGAGGAGGCAAATTCATCTTTACTTTAAACGGAGAAGAAAAAGTAGAAGAAATTAAAAAACTTGCTGATTATAGTTATAGTTTCTTATGGATTGGAGCAGCTACTAGAGTTAACCCTGATCATAATGATATATTTTATGGTGATATAGATAGAATGCATATACAATACGGCATTACACCTGAAAGAGATATTGAACTATTCTTTAATAACTACGAAGAATTCAATAATAAAACTAAATCTCTTACTAATAAGGAAAATATATTCACATCAGACTTTAAAAATATTACCCAGTATAAAGTATTAGATCAATCATCAAACGGTAACCACCCAATAAGATATAGTAAGGAATGGCTAGATTAAATTTTAAAACTTTATATGCTAACGGTGATAGCTGGACCGCAGGTGATATAGTAGATCCTGAGCTTTTTGGAGATAATCTTTCTAAAGTAAACGATCCTGATAATAAACCATATAGGTTACCAAGAGTATGGCCTCATAAGATAGGAAAAGAGCTTAATATAGAAGTAATAAATAATAGTCATGCAGGAGCATCTAATGATAGAATATTTAGAAGTACTATTAATGATATAGTAAATCTACTTAAAACCAATAAACCAGAAGACTTATTAGTAGTAGTTGGATGGTCATCACCTGAAAGAAGAGACTTTTTTTATAAATGGCATGAACAAGATACAGGAGAATGGGAATGCCTCTATCCCGGTGAATTAGAACATTGGACATCAGAAAGAAAAGAGTTATTAGACTTCTATAAGTTATATGTAACCAACCACTGGTATCCTGAGGAATTTATAACAAGACATTGTTTAAATAATATTTCTTTACATTACTTTTTAAAAGGATTAAATATTAAACATATATTTTTTAATAGTTTTTATGAGAATAAAGAAGATGTAATAGATAAAGATAAACACCAGTTATTAGAGTCTCCTAAGTTTGATACTTTTATAAGTGATTTTTACAATGATACAGATATTAAGACTTTAAAAAGATTAGAAATTGATAACATATTAACAGAGTATACTTCTGTTTATAAAGATGTATTTTTTAAAGACACTTTTATTTCTTATTTACTATCTTTTGATATAGAAGAGAAGATATTAGATTACCATCCTACTGAAAAAGGACATGAACTATGGGCAAAGTATTTAAGTAGTTATATATATGATAAGTTTAGAAGATAATTTTAATCAAGTAAGTTTGCATAATCCATCTAAAGAAATACTTTCTTTATATGAAGGTGTAACCGAAATAGAAGAATTCGATCCTAGAGGTTATAGAATGGTAAGACCTTTATTTTCACATTCTGATATGCCAAGATTTTTAAATATAACAAAAGTTAGAGAAGCTGATTTTAACTGGGATCAAGATTTTATATACCCAGTAGTCCTACACCATAATAATGAATTAGCTGCTAAATACTTAAATCTTATACCTTCTCATATTTTAGAAAAAATTAGATCTAAACAATGCAAATTAGTTTTAGATAATACCATGGAGGGAGATAGAGTAGCTAAGTTTTATACAGCTTTATACAGGTCTATTGATGGGCTAGATCTTCCTGCATCCCAAATATATTACGTTACTAATAGTTTAGTAGGAGAATTAGAACATGAAACGTGGAAAAATAAAAATTATAGACAGCATAATAATATAAATGTTATCTCATTTATGTATAATGTTATGGATGTACAACGTTTAAAGGGTTTAGGCCATTTACCCGAAGTAGTAGATATAGAAAAAGAAATACAGTACAAAAGAGATAATTTTTTAAATATAAAAGAGTTTTTAAAAGTTAATAGAACAGGAAGACCCGAACGTAATCTTTTTATGTTTCATATTAATAAAAATAGATTATATGATAAGTTTAAAATAAGCTTTCCTGAACTCCCTGATTATACTTATCCTTCTATGAATTTTGGAGATTTACTAAATATTGATAATATAAGAGAAGTAAAAGAAAGATGCCCTATAGATATCGATAAAACTGATGCTACTAACCATGGAGAACCAGGCTTCGGTGAAGGTAAGTTCAACGCAGATTTACCTTTTCAGCCTATACATTATAGAAATACCTTAATAAGTGTAGTTATGTGTGCATTTCCATTTGTTGAAAACTGCTGCCATTTGCATAGCTCTACGTTTAATCCTATATACTGTGGTCATCCTATATTACAGTTTGGTCCTCATAAACATTTAGAAGTATTAAGAAATAATGGATTTAAAACATTTGATAAATGGTGGGATGAATCTTACGATGAATTACCAGAAGGATGGGATAGATTTAAAGGAGTTCTAAAAAATATAGATATTTTGAGTAAAAAATCTAAAAAAGAAATATTTGAAATGTATGTAGATATGAAAGAAAATTTACAACATAATTCTGATTTAATACAGAACTATAACGGCAGTAATATACTAAGACAAAGAATAATTAATGAATAACGATTTTTACAACAGTAAGTTTACTATTAGTGGAGATATAGATGATATTGATATACCATTTAACTTTGACATCTACTCAGGAAGTAATAGCTCAATATATATGCAAATTAAGGAACATGAACTTAATAATGATGAATTTTATGACGGTCATTTAATAGTAAGGGATAAAAGTAAATTAAAGGATATAGATTTAGATAATCTAAGTAACTATAAACTTACTCCTAATAATATATACTTTTATAAAGTTGAACATAGTGGCTTTGATTGGGATTGTAAAGTAGATGATAGTATAATTTTATGTAGCTCTTGGGTAATACCATTTGTGCTAAACGAACATAAAATCGATAATTCACTGTATGGAGAAATGGCAACTCATAGAGTAGAAATGAAAGAATTTAATCAATGAGAATAGCAGTTTGTATTAGCGGGCAACTAAGAAAATGGAAGGTAGGTCACCATAATCAAAAATGGTTCTGGTCTACTGTTAACCAACCTAATGTTCAAGTAGATTATTTTGGACATACTTGGACCTATAGTGGAGATAGACAAGGAGTATCTCAACCGTATATAGATAGAGAGGTTAAAGAAGAGGAGTTTTTAGAATTTGCTAACGCGTTTAAGTTTAAAAAAATTCTTTTCGATGATAGACGTACTCCTTTTTTCTATAATAATGATCATTGGAGCAGTTTATTCTACAGTTTAAGTAAATCTCTTATGTTAAAAAGAGAGTATGAAATTGAAAATAACTTTACTTATGACGTAGTAGTCAAATCTAGACCCGACGTAATATTTAGTCCACGAAAGCATTTTGAAATACCCCCACTATTTAACAACTGTCTTTACTCTACTCATGGTGGACCTATGGGTATGGAGTTTAATAAGTATAATTTTAATGATTGTGTGTTTTTAGGTAATTCCTATACTATGGATCTTTTAACTAATTTATACTTTTACAGACAAGCAGGTATTAACGAAAATACAAAAGGTAATAAAAATATACATCCTCTAGGACCAGGTACATTAATGATGGAATATTTTAGTGAATACGGTATTACGCCATTTTTTGATTTATATTTTCAAGAAACGTTACTAAAAGAGGGTTGTCCTGAAGGCTTAGATTTATTTGATGAAGGAGACTATAATATTATGAATAACTATTTTACAGAGTGGTATAATAAATGAAAAAGAAGCTAGCTATTTTTGTATGTTCTAACGGATTGGGGCACTTTAGTAGAGTATTAAAAATTACTAAACACCTAACATCAGTTTACGATGTAGATATATATTGCGAAAAATTTCAATACGAAAAGTTTAAACCTAACTCTAATGCTAAATTTATATTTTATCAGTTGAGTAATATAAGATGGGATGAAGCATTAGGATCTAACCAGGTTGATAGTGAAAAATATCAAAAATGGTGTGCCTTATATGGACCAGTTAGTTTAAAGTATGATATAGTAATTAGTGATAATATTGTCGGTCTATTAAGATATAGATCTGATATTATTTTATCAGGTTCATTTTTATGGAAAGATGTATTTTATAGTAAATTTAAAGATAATAAAATTACCGATTTTGATTCTGAACTACTTGAAAAATATAATCCATTAATACTTACTAATAAGTATGTAGAAACTGGTTCTTTAAAAAACTATAATAATAAAGTAGGATTTGGATGGGGATGCGATATTAAGAAAAATAATACTTGGGATATATCTAAAAAAATAGTTTTAGCTAAACCTAGTCTTAATTACTTAGATTCTTATACTAACTTTTTAGATAAAATTAATAGCTTAAACTTAAATTTTAAAATAGAAAATAGTGTGCATAAGACTGCTAACTGTACCTTTATTATTAGACCAGGAGTAGGAATGTTAACTCACTGTATTGAAAATAGTATACCAGTATTAGCGTTATATGATATGAATGATTCAAATGAAATAATTGAACTAGCTAAAAGAGTTGATTCTCTTGGTATAGGTTATTCACATAATATTAATAAAGGTTTTGATATAAAAAAGTTTATGGATAATACAGGTAATACTATTTATAATAAATTAAAATTTGACAAAGAAGGTTATAGTAAAATAGCTGAGTATATAAAACAATTATAGTTATGAAAATAGGAGTTATAGGAGTTGGAGTAGTAGGTACTGCAATAGAACAGGGTTTTAAAGATTTAGGTCATATAGTTAAGACTCATGACATAAAACATAATACTAAAATAGAAAATGTTTTAGATACTAAACTAGTCTTTTTATGCCTTCCTACAAACCCTAACAGAAAAGGGGAATGTGATACTAAGGCACTCTTTCAAGTAGTAAGAAGATTAAATCATTTAAGATACAAAGGAATTATAGCCGTTAAGTCTACCATTATCCCAGGTACTTATAATGAACTTTCAAAAGAATTTGACGAGGAAAGAATGTGTCATGTTCCTGAATTTTTGAGAGAAAAATTTGCTTATGAAGATTTTACTGAAAATCATAACGTTTTAGTTGTAGGAGCACCAAACTATAATGTAGCTAGAATAGTTATTAATTGTCATGGATACTATCCAAAAAACATAATTGAACTATCGCCTCAAGAAGCAGAATTTGTTAAATATTATTCTAATGTATTTAAAGCAGTTAAAATTACTTTTGCTAATTCATTTGGTAAAATATGCGATAAGTTTAATGTAGACTACTCATCTGTATTAAAAGCATTTGAATTAGAAAACGTAAAAGAAACAAGTTATTTAAAATACTCAAAAGACTTAGGAGGTTTTGGAGGAATGTGTTTACCTAAAGACGTACAAGCTCTATCTAAATTAGTTGATAACGAAGGTATAGAAGTTGATTTATTTAAATTTATATTAGAAGAAAATGAAAAGTTTATTTGAATCACTATGAAAATAATAACGGGTGAACATATACAAGATTTATGCGGTGTTAGTATAAGCAAAAGAGAGCATAAACCATTAGAGAGTCAAAATCAACTTGACTCTATTGATATAGATAATTTTAATTTTAAAAATTATGATAATCCTTCTATAGTTTATGTAAACAGTTCTCTAATTAATAATACTAAACCTAAATTAGTAGAAAGTAACTTATATGAAAAATTAAACCAGTTAAAAAATCCTTTTAATTTAGTTTTACATAATTCTGATGATTCTTTTGATGATATTCATTTAAAATATTTTGATATAAAAAGTATTAAAAAAATATTTACTCAAAATATTAATACTAAACATGAGAGATTATCTCCCTTACCTATAGGATTGGCTAATTCTATGTGGGATTTTGGAGATATAGAATATTTTTCATCTCATTTAAATAGTTTACCCAAACAAGATAAGTTTATTCATTTTAATTTTACTGTTGAAGGAGGAGCACGAAACGAATATAGACCACAATGTTATAAAGCAGCAACCAAAAAAGGAATAGCTAAATCACCAGATTATAAATTTAACGAGTATGTTAAAGAAGTAGCAAGGAATAGGTATGGCCTCAGTCCTGAAGGCAACGGGATAGATTGTCATAGAATGTGGGAATATCTTTACTTAAAAGTTATACCTATATGTCATAGAAATATTTTAACTGAATATTTTTCTAAATTATTTCCTATTGTTTTAGTAGATGACTGGAACGATTTAGACCTAAATTATTTAGCAAATGAATATAAACCTGATTGGTCTAATTATGATTTATTAGATTTAAATAATTACTTAAACCATATAAAATGGTAAGTCACAAACATAAGTTTATATTTTTACATATTCCAAAGTGCGCTGGTACTTCAATAGGAGAAACTTTAAATTCATATTTTGATGAATACTGGAACTATAGTGGTTTTAAGATACACCATGATGATTTAACTGAAAAAATGTTAAAAGAATACTTTGTATTTACTATAGTAAGAAACCCTTGGGATAGACTATTCTCTCAATATAAGTTTAGACCATGGTTGAATTGTGACCCTTTTGAAGATACAGCTTATAATCTAGAAGAAAAATTTGAATCTGCTTATAATAAGTCTGTAAGAAATATTCCGGAACATATTAATCCTAAATTAGATAATGCGTTTAATAGAGCTAACTGGTTTGATGAATTTGTTCATATACCATCTCAAGTAGAATTTTTAAACGGAAAATATAATGATAATATGAAAAAAATTTCGTATATTGATTATATAGGAAGGTTTGAGGATTTAGATAATTCATGGAAGTATATATGTGAAAAACTAAATATACCAGAAATTACATTACCACATAAAAATGTAAGTGAAGGAGAAAAAGATTATAAAAAAATATATACTGATGAAACAAAAGCTTATGTAGCTGAAAAGTATAGTGACGATATAAAACTATTTAATTATGAATTTTAATTATACCGGAGTTAGGTATTGGGGAGAACGTTTTAAAAGGTTTAACCATTTTGATATTATACCTTATCAAGATGTAGTAGATGCTTACATTAAAACCTCAGATGATTTAAAACCAGGCCACGAAAAGTTTGGCTGGAATGAAAGACCAATTAATTCTGATAAAGACGAGTTTAAACCCGAGGCTAATTGGAACGGATTTGATCCACTCTACTTTAATATAGATCCTACAGAAGAGACAGTAGTGATGGCTAAAGCAGATGTTATATCAATGGATATGTCAGGAGTCGGCAATACATGGGATAAATTTATTTATCTTACTCTTCCTTACGAGTTAATTAATAAGCATATGACTAACATGCATGATAATAGTGATGTAAGTATAGCTAGAAACTTTATAAAAGAAGTAGAAGAAACTGTTGGATGGGAAGGAGATAATTGGAAAGCTGTAGAGAAAAAATATGATTACCATCACCCAGATACATCTACCTATACTGATATGTACGAAACTCATACATGCCTTAAGTGGAAACAGGATTTCGATATAAGACAGTATATTTCTATAAAGAAAAATGGTTTATTATTTCCTGTGTGCTATAATAGTATGTACCATATGTTGAGAAGAGGTACTCATAGAGCAGTTTTATTGGCTATGACTAATAGTGATGTTCCTATTTTTTTACAAGTACCTAACGAAAAACATTATAAAGTAACCACACCAGAATTTTTCGGTGGTAAAAAATTAGAAATGTGGGTTGATATTAATGATAAAAAATTAGATTTTAATTTAGTATGAAAAGTATAGGAGTAATAATACATGCAAGAAGACAAAGTACTAGATGTCCTGATAAACATTTAAGAGATTTAGGAGACGGTAATACGTTAATAGATATAGCAATTAATAATGTTAGTAAGTTAAAAAATGTTGAAGAAAAGTATTTAGCTGCTTATGATAAAGAGTTAATTGATAGAGCTGTAGGAAAAATAGACGTTTTACATAGAGATTATGCAGCAGTTGCACCAGGCAACTGTCATCACAGTATTATGTATGATCATCTAAACGCAGTTAAATCTGATTATATTATTAATTATAACCCTTGTCAACCATTTTTAAAAGTTGAGAAGCTTCAAAAAATTATTGATTGGTTTAAAAAATCTCCTTTAGAAAGTGCTATAACCGTAAAAGAAACTAAAAACTTTTTTTGGAAAAACGATGCTAGACCAGTTAACTTTAAACCTAATGATAGGTTATCAACTACAAGCGGACCTTTTTTATGGGAAGCTACTCATTCATTAGTAATGTATAAACGAACTTATATGTTAGAGAACTGGGAGCTTTTTTCTAATACTTTTTCAGACCCTTACCCTTATTTGATCGATTGGAAAGAAGAAGAGTTAGTTGATGTAGATACTGAATTAGATTTCAAATTAGTAAAATTATTATATGAAAAAGAAATACGTAATTGATATAGATGATACTATCTGTATAGAGAAAGGCCCGGTAATAAGCAGAGTACCTTACCGTGACAGAATTAAAAAAGTTAATGAGCTTTATGATAAAGGTCATACTATTATTTTCTATACTGCTAGAGGTAATAAAAGCGGTAGAGGAGAGAAGTATTATAGACCAATAACCGAAGCTCAATTAGAGTCCTGGGGAGTAAAATATCACCACTTATATTTTAAACCTTTTGATGCAGATATATTTATAGATGATAGATCTGTTCATCCAGATCAGTTTTTTGATAATGAAGATTTATAAAAATAATAAGGTAAAACATTGGTCTCCGTGTTTTGACGATCTTAAATCTTTTGATATATTAGATATTAAAGATATAAGTTTAAGGTACGACAAGGCTTATGAGTTTATTAGAAACGCAGATTATGATGACTATAGGTTACAATATGGAGCAATGAGATGGGCAGATCCGATTAAAGATAACGCTTCTATGATAGTTAAAAGACATTCTAATGATTTTAAAAACTCTAAGTTTATATACATAGAATTACCTTATCAGTTATTTGAAGATTATTTTAACACCTGGCTTTATAGAAACCCAGATCACGGTCCTACTCCTAATCCTTGGCCTGAAATAGAAAAACATATAGATAAAAATGAAGAATGGGGAAAGGAGATTGAAGCATTTAAGCATGGTTTTATAGATGAAAAAGGTAAATGGAATGGTAAGACTGTAAGAGAGTATGAAGATGTTACTTCGTATGGAATATGGTTAACATATTTACTTTATGGTTTAGGAACACCGGTATTTAATAATGGAAATTATTTCCCTAAAAGAAATAGTCATAGAATGGCATTTTGTTATAAAAATAAAAGTGATGTACCTTTCTTTTATCCAATACAGGATAATAGTAATTTTAATTTAGAGTTTATTCCGTTTAGTTTAAATCCTGAAGTAAGCGGATATGATCATGAAGACTTTAAACCAGGTGCTGAACTTGAATACTATTTCAAGGATATTAAAAAAGCAGAAGTAAGTATAGAGAATAAAGAAATTACTTTTTATAATAAAGACAATAATAGTATAGCTAAATATATAAAATGAAACAGTTTTTTAACATAGTATTACCGATGGCAGGTAAAGGATCAAGGTTCAGAAAAAATGGATATAAAGAATCTAAACCGTTTATAGATATTAATGGACGGTATATGATTGAACATGTAATCCAGAACTTAGGAATTCAGTTTGATAGTAATTTTAAGTTTATTATTATATGTCAAAAAAGTGATTTTGATAAATATGATTTTAGTTTTATTAATAAGTTGATAGGACACGATAATGTTGAAGTTATTACTTTAGATAAAACAACAGAAGGAGCAGCTTGTACTTTACTTACCGCCAGAGAGTTTATAGATAATAAAGTCCCTCTATTAAGTTTTAACTCTGATCAAATGATTGATTATGATGCTAATGAAACTTTTAGTAGAATGAGTCTACACGATGGTGGTATGCCTTGTTTTTATGGTGAAAGCGAAGATTGGAGTTATGCTAAAACAGATAAAGATGGGTATGTACTAGAAGTAGCAGAGAAGAAAAAAATATCTAATGATGCAACAGCTGGTTACTATTATTGGAGTAGAGGATCTGACTATGTCAAATACGCAGATCAAATGATTGCTGCAAATGATAGAATAAATAACGAATTTTATGTAGCTCCAGTTTATAATTATGCTGTTAAGGATGGTAAAAAGATAGTTATTACTCATGTTGATAAAGTATATGAATTAGGAACACCTCAATGGATAGAAGAATATGCAACCGAGCATTTAAGATTTGCAAATGAAAAAGATTTCGATAGAGGTATATTTTATGAAACTCCTGAAAATGGACTTTTTGAAGTAAAATGGCCAAAAGGCAATCTTAGGTACCAATGGGAGTATAAAGATGGAATAAGAGCAGATGGTATATCTAAAAGCTGGAGACCAGATGGAAGTGTTAAGTACAAAACTTACTGGAGAGACGGTAAAGAATATAAAAGAGAATTGATTAGAAAAAAAAGAGTAGCTATATGTTTTTGGGGTCAAACTAGAACGTATAGTACTTTAGAAAATTATTATAGTTTACATCATGATAATATACAATTCGATTATTTTATAAGTACATGGGATGATTTTAAAGATAAGTCTCCATTCGATAAATGTACTAAGAAAGAATTTATAGATCCTGATGTAACTAAGTTTAAAAATCATACTGATAGAGCTACATATTTAATTCACAGAGTAAATAATTTAAAATCAAAATATGAATTAGATAATGGATTTGTATACGATTATATATTATGGACTAGAAGTGAAATATTATTTCAGAATGATCAACTACTTAATTTTATAGTAAGTAAGTTAGATTTTACTAAATACGATGAACCTAATCATACACCTTTTGAAGTAAATACCTTAACTGAATTAAGAGTAGAACCAGATCCAAACGATAGTAATGAAGTAGTAGATAGAATAGATGCTGATTACTCCTTTTTTGGTACATCTTTAGCATTCGATTTATACTCTTCAATATGGAAGTACTACTTTAAGAGTTATAAATGTGATAATTTAGTTCAAAAAGGATTTGGAGGACATCATGCTCATGCGTTAGCTATCAAAAAATTTAATCTAGAACATAAACTTACTGGTAAAATTGCTCACAAAGGTCAATTTTTTAAATTGCAAAAGAAAGAAGTATGACAAAACCTATAACATATGCTTATTTAGAGACTACAAACTACTGTAATCTTCAATGTTCATTCTGTAATAGACACGAAGTAATAGGAGCATTACAACATATGCCTTTATCTAAGTTTAGAAAAATGTTGGAAGGACTTAAACACCATCCTATTAATGAAGCTAAACTTATGGGAATGGGAGAACCAATGCTTCACCCTCAATTTGATGAAATATGTAAAACTTTCAAAGAGTTTTTTCCTGATGCATTTTTAATAGTAGCAACAAACTGTCAATATCCTATAAAACCTCATACTAAAATGGGTATCAAATTCCAGAATTGTATGAAGTATATAGATTTACTATATTTTAGTATAGACGGATATAAGGAATCTTACGAAAGAGATAGATCACCTGCTAAATGGGGAAAATTAATATCGTTTTTAGATAACTTCCAGTATATGGATAGACATAAGTGTAGAGTTACCTGTAACTACGTAGTAAATCCACAAAATGTTTACGATATTCCGTTGATACAGGAAAGAATAGTAGAGACTTATGGGTTAGAAGAGTTAAGATTAAACATAGCACAAGATTGGTCTGAAGATAAATCTATGCCTGGTGGCTATTCTGAAAAAGATTTACTATATTTAAAGAATAACTGGAAGGATAGTATAAAAGGAAAATCCGATTGGGAATTCCCAGATTGCTTCTGGGTAAAGAATGGTATATATACTACAGTTGAAGGACACATTAAAATGTGCTGTCTTAATACTGGAGCTAAACCTTTCGGAAATTTATTTGAAAATACCATAGATGAAATTAGAGAGAGTGAAGATTACTTAAATGTAAAATATGGGTGCTCATCGAACAAACCCACTTCTCATTGTAAAAACTGTTCGTATAAAGAGTTAACACCTATGTTATCTTTAATTAGAAATTAAGTTATGGAAAAAATAAAATTTAACACAAGATCAGAAAAAATATTAGTAACCGCAGGATGCTCTCATACACAAGGATCTGCTTTTCTTAAATCTAATTACTTTAATTCTAAAACAGGTATAAGAAATAAAAAAGGAGAAAAGCTATATGAATTTGCATCTTATAAACTTAAACAAAAATACGGTAAAGAATTTACAACATCAGAATGGTTATCTAAAAATTTAACCTGGGGCGGTAAATTAGCTAAAATACTTAAAACCGATAATGTTTATAATTTTGGTTTAGGAGGACTTGGTATAGATGGAGTTTGTAGGTCTATATACAATTACACAAAAGATATTGTTTCTTTAAAAGACCATCTCTTTGTAATTCAAGTACCATCTCCTGATAGACAAGAGATAATAGCTAACGAATACAAGGTACACCAAAGAGTAAATGATCAACTTGTTGAAGATAAATGGGGGTTAACTAATATTAAGCATTATGCGAATCTATATGGAGATAAATTCGGTTTTGCTAATGATCAAGATTTTAAAAAAGAATATTACTTAAGACATTATAATGCTAAATTTGTCCAATCAATATCTTTAAAGCAATTAGTATTACTACAGCAGTATATTGAAAGTAAAGGAGGGCATGTAAGAATGTTTATTAAACCTTTTACTAATCTTATACCTTTAGAAATAAGCGATGAAGAAGAATATGGTAAGTTATACCATAATTATGAAGGTATATCATTTCATAGTGAAGAAATAAAACACTTATCATTTAAAGAGATATATGATACACTAAATATTATTAATTTACAAGATTTAGCAAAATATAGAATTAAAGCTAAATGTCAGAAACAATGGACGTTACATAGCGACGGTACTTTAATAGGAGATCATCATTACAACGAATTAGGTAATCAAGCACTAGCTCAATGTATCTACAATAATTTTGAAAATAAAGAACTTCCTTACGTTTACCAAAATACTGAAAAAAAAGAAGGTAAGGAGGTACTAGGTAAATCTTTATTTTAATGAAAAGCTATTTAAAAAATATTATAAGAAAAGTAGGACAGGAAGATAAAAGTAAGTACGAAATTAATCTTACTCAAAACGAAAGAAATAGTAGTTTACCTGAAACCCTATTTAACAAGTTTAAGGATAGTATAACTGAAAAAGACTTATTCTTTTACCCTAATACATCTATTCTAAAAGAGAAAATTAGTGATTACCACGGACTACAGCCTGATAATATTATGCTTACCCCAGGTTCAGATATTGGTATAAAAACCTTATTTGAAGTATTTGATGTTAAAGATAAAAACATTATAAGTACTAATTTTTGTTTTCCTATGTACGATGTATATAGCAGACTTTATCAAACTGAATTAAGAAAAGCCAGATATACTAATACTACGTTTAATATAAGAAACCTATATGATAAAATTGATAAAGATACACAGTTTATCATATTAGCTAACCCTAATTCCCCAGTAGGCGACTATTATGACTTTAAAAAAATAGAAAAGCTTTTAGATACAGGTATTTACGTAATAATAGATGAAGCATATCAAGAATTTACTGGGAAAGAAAGTTTTGTTTCGAAAGTTAATAAGTATAAAAATTTAATTGTATTAAAAACTTTTTCAAAAGCTTATGGAGCTGCTGGATGCAGAGTTGGTTATATTGCAAGTCATAAAGATAATATTGATATAATAAGTAAATTTAGATTTATGTACGAGGTTTCTAGTATAGGGATGAAGTATGCTGAATTTATTTTAGATAATATTGATTACTTTAATAGATATATAGATAAAACTATTGAATTAAAAAATAAGACGATAAAAAAACTTTCTATGAAAACTATTAAACTTATAGATACTTCAGCAAGTTGGTTTTTTATAGAGACTAGTCGTAAAATAGAAAGAATATTTGATAAAAATAAAGTAAGTTATAGATTTTGTGAACTACCGGTTAAAGGTAAATTTATAAAAGTTAACTATGATTTAATTTTAAAAGATTCTCAACTTATAAAAGATTTACTTAATGTATAATTATAGTGAAAAGAGTAAGGAGATTATGGAATACGTTCTCAAAGAGAGTGATGTATACCATATAACTGAATTACCTATTAGTTTTGCAGCTTTAGATGTTAGTTGCCAAAAAAATGATCCTGGTTTTCTTTCATTTCAGTGGTTATACGATAGATTAGGTTTTTTTAATGGAATAATTACATACAATTCATTTATTAAAAGAATATTAGAGTTTCAACAATATGGAGACTACTTAAAATCTTTAAGACAGAGGTTTAATATAACTCATGAAATGATTAACTGCAACCTTGACAGCAACCTTCCAGTACATATATCAGTTTCTAAAAGAAAAGATTCATCTGAAGAAATAGAATTAGACCTAAATTTAACCTCAGCCAAAGAATTTGCAGTTACTATACATCCTGGTCAAACAAGGGCACAAGGTAGTGTGTTTTTAAGAGATCCACTTAAAAATGTTATTTTATATATTAATAAGGAACAAAAGATAAAATTAAAAGATTATAGTTTTATAAAAAAAATAGAAACTATAGAAGATTTACTACCAATATATAAGGTTGATAACACATTAAGTACTAATAAAACCGGTACTATAGATTTTTATATGCCTGGTAGAGAGCATATTAAAGATATAAATAAAGGTTTAAAAAAACATATTCAAAATAATACTCATATTTTAAAAGCAAATGGTATATATTCTGAAAATGAAAAAAAGGAAAAGATTAGTCTACATTCTAGTACGCTTTATTTACCTAAAACATTTACTACAATGAATAGTTTTAGTAGAATATTTTTTAATAACGATATAAACCTATATACTAATAATAAAGAAGAAGTAAAAGGTATTATAGAACAAGGAAGAATGCAAATTTTATCTAGGGTAGTGAAAGATGAATATGGTATAAAGTACTTTTTAGATGCTACAAGAACAGCATCTCAAGACTTAAAAGAACCTGAACTAAATGGAGGTACAACTTGGGGGAGATGGGCTTCTTTAGGTAAACGTAATCATGATTTTATTCATCATAACTTAACCAATGAAGAAAGTATAATATCAGAAGTAGCGAACGTAATAATTGGACTAGAAGGTAAACCAAAACAAAAATTTTCTGGATTCATTTTACGTACTCCATTTGAAACTAAAATAGACGATTTTAAAGGAATGGTAAAGCTTAATGATTATCGAGGATTTTGTATTACTTTAGATACTAAGAAACTTAAAAAGGGTATTAATAGAGATATATACGAACTTTTTTTCTGTATTCCTTCTACTTTTTCAATCGCAAAAACTAAAAACAATAGTATATCTATAATTAACTGTGAACATGAATACTGGAAAACAGAGCAAAATTATAAGGAGTATATTATAAATAATGAATTTTTTCAAGAATGGCAACAATAGGTTTTTTAACTCCATATAAGCATCTTCCTAATTTTTGCAAATCTATCAAAGGTAGGTTTAAAGATTTAAATTTAAGAGACATAAAGAGAAATGATATCAAAATATTTCAAGGAATCGATTATTTATTTGCTGCTCCGAATTATTTAAATTATATTTTAGAAGAAGAAGATATTGAAGGTATGAATTTAAAAGGTATTATTTCTCCATCAACAGGTATAAATCATATCAATATAACATCTAAACCAGTATACAGCATAAAAAATGACTCTATACTTGAAGAAATAACTTCGACTGCTGAACATAATTTATTTTTAATACTATCATTAGTAAGAAACTCTAATAAAATAGAAGAACTCAGTACTAAGACTTTAGGTATTTTAGGGTATGGAAGATTAGGAAAAATGCTATATAGTATATGTGAAAATATATTTAAGGATATAAAAATTAGTGATGATAGCTACACAGATGATGATTTTTTTGAAAAAACTGATATTTTAAGTATTAATATAAACTTAGAAGATAGAAATATAGATTATATTAATAAAGAATATATTAATAAATTTAAAAAAAATATTCTGATTGTGAATACTGCTAGAGGAGAAGTTGTTAATGAAGATGATATATTAGATACTATTACCGAAGGAAAAGTATTAGGCTACGGTACTGATGTAATAAAAGAAGAACATACACCTAAAGCAACTAATTTAAAAATAACATCAGACCCTAGGATTATTAGAACTCCTCATGTAGGAGGTACAGCAATTAGTGCTCAAGAAAAAGCATATAGTAGGGTAATAGAAAAAATAGATAAAATATGACTAATCAACAACGTATAACATTTGATTTTATTTTTAATAGTATAAATTATAATCTATACAAAACAATAATAGGTAGAGACGGAAAGTATTTTTCAGCTATAAGTCATATAATAGCGAATAAACCTAAGTTAATTCTTGAATATGGAGGAGGTCAGAGTACATTTATTTTAAGTACATTACTAAAAGAGTTGAATTACGGCGGTAAAATAATAAGTTTCGAAGATTCAAAAGAGTATTATAATGAACATGTAACTGAAGGATATAATGTTGACAATAATATAATTTATACTCCCCACTGTAAAATAGACGAAAAATATTTTACATATATACATGATTTAGAACCTTACAAAGATGTAGACTTTATTATAATAGATGGACCAGATAATAGAATTAGTAAAACCAATGTAACTTTAAACCTAGAATTATTTGTTGATTATTTAGACAAAGAAATACCTTATTTTATGGATGGAAGAGGAGGATCTGTAGACTATTATAAGAAAATAAAAGGATATAAACTAGAAGTAGTTGATATAAAAAGAGAACAAACATTTCAAGGACTGTTAAAAGAATATAATGAAAATAATATCTGAGCTTTGCCAAAACCATAATGGAGATAGAGCTATTCTTGAGTCTATGATAGAATATGCTGCTTGTGATAGTGATATACTAAAAATACAATCAATCAAAGCAGATACGCTTTCTAAGAGAGAAGAGTATGAGAACTTTAGACCATATAAAGAAGAGTATAAAAGGTTAAAAGGAATTGAACTATCATGGGAAGATGAAAAGTTTTTTATTGATAAATGTAAAGAACATGATGTAGAATCTATGACTACGTTATTTACACCTAATCATACAGAATACTTTAATTCTTTAGGGTACGATAATTTAAAACTATCTGGGTATTCTATCCCAGCATTTGATTATGGTAAAAAGTTAAAAGATTTAAACTTCAAAACTCTTTTCTTTTCGGCATCAAGTTTAACTTTAAAAGAAATTGGTAAAACAATAGCTAATCTAAAAAAAATGGATATAGATTTTTATCTTTTAGGATGTACATGCGTGTACCCTACTCCCTTAGAAAAAGCTAATCTACAAAATATAGATTTTTATAAATTCTACTTTGCCTTAGATAAGATTGGATATAGTGATCATTCTAATCCTCATGAAGATAATTTACTTACTGCTAAACTAGCTATATTTCAAGGTATAGATGTATTAGAAAGGCATTTTACAGTCTTAGAAATAGATGAAACTAGAGATGGAAAAGTTTCAATGACCCCTTCAATGTTATCTGAGTTAAGAAGGTTTAGTAATTTAACTATTTCTGAGCAATATGAAGAACTTAATGAGTTTAACGAACAGCAAATTTTTAACCATAAATACTATAGAGGAAGATTCGAATGATTTTACTATGCAACGGAGATAGCTGGACTGGAGGAGTTGCTCCATCCCAAGATTATAATTTAGATAATACTAAGACTTTAGATTGGTATGATATAATACCTAATTTTGGCTTTGCGCACAAGATTGATAAACCTAGGTCTAAAAGTAACTATAAGTATTACGATTCCTCTGTGTGGCCTAAAGTACTAGGTAAAAATTTAAACTTAGAAACTTGGAATGCTGGTAGAGCTGGAACAGGTAATCAAAGCATAGCATCCAGAACCATTACCAGTGTAGAGTATTTAAAGAAACTAGGTAAAAAAGATATTTTTGTAGTAGTATGCTGGTCTAGTAAGTATAGAGTTCATATATTAGAATATAGTCCTAAATTGAAAAAGTACGGTCCACATAATGTTAGACCCCAATATCAAGATGGTCATGCTTTTAAAGTACTAAATAAAGAGATTAACGAACATATATTTGTAAATGATTGGATAGAAAATATACTTTTACTACAAAATTATTTAAAAGTAAATAATATAAAATACTTATTTTTTAATGCATTTGATCATCCTGTTATTACTAAAGATAATACTCTTGGTCACTTAATTGATAATAAAGACTGGGTAAATAATACTATAGAAGAAAGTCATTTCAAAAATTTTATATCTAATAAATATAACACCTCATGGGATACTGATAATAAGTACTTTACACTCAGTCATCCTCAAGACATATCACATAAAGCTTGGGGTGAATACTTAGTTGATTATATAGTAAAAAGTAAACTATGAAAAAAGTAATAAATTTAATTATATTTGATTTAGATGGAGTTTTAGTAGAAGCTAAAAATTTACATTTCCAAGCTTTAAATGAAGCACTATCCGAGATAAACCCGGGGTACAAAATAGATTGGAGTGAACACTTAAATAAGTACGATGGGTTAAAGACCTATCAAAAATTAAATCTTCTTTCAGAAGAAAAAGGTTTACCTAAAGAAGTACATAATAAAGTATGGGAAAGAAAACAACATCTTACCCTCAGTAAATTAAGTACTTTAGAAGAAAACAAAGATTTGATAGAAACTTTTGTACAGTTATATAATGAAGGTTATAAATTAGCAGTTTGTTCTAACTCTATTAGAAGAACATGTTTAACGGTATTATCAAAATTAGGACTAATAGAATATTTAGATTTAATTATATCTAATGAAGATGTAAAAAATAGCAAACCGCATCCTGAAATGTATTGGAAGGCAATATCTATGATGAGCTGTCTACCCGAGGAAACATTAATTATAGAAGATTCACCATATGGGTTATTAGCAGCAGCCCGCTCTAAGTCTTATATATTACGAGTTAAAAATCCTACAGAAGTTACATACAGTAGTGTAAATAAAAAATTAAATGAAATAAACATGGGAAAACAACAAGTTACACCAGCATGGAGAGATCAAAACTTAAACGTTCTTATTCCTATGGCTGGAGCAGGTAGTAGATTTGAACAAGCAGGGTATACATTTCCTAAACCTTTAATAGATGTAAAAGGAAGACCTATGATTCAAGTAGTAACTGATAATTTAAATATAAAAGCTAACTATATTTACGTAGTTCAAAAAGAACATAGAAAAAAATATAATTTAGATACTCTACTAAACCTTATAACACCGGGGTGTAAAATAGTAGAAACAGAAGGAGTAACTGAAGGTGCAGCATGTACTGCATTATTAGCTAAAGATTATATAAATAATAATGATCCACTATTCTTTGCCAACTCAGATCAGTTTGTAGAATGGGACTCTAATGAGTTTTTATATAAAATGAATGAAACTGAAGCAGATGGAGGTATGGTAACATTTAAAGCTACTCATCCTAAATGGTCATTTGCTAAATTAAATGATGAAGGCCTGGTAACTGAAGTAGCAGAAAAAAATCCTATATCAGATATTGCTACTGTTGGGTATTACTACTGGAAAAACGGCTCTGATTTTGTTAAATATGCTGAACAAATGATCAATAATAATATAAGAGTTAATAATGAGTTTTATGTATGCCCAGTATTTAACGAAGCTATAAAAGATAATAAAAAAATAAGAACTTATAATATTGAAAAGATGTGGGGGTTAGGTACTCCTGAAGATTTAAAGTATTATATAGAAAATTATAAATGATACTAATATCACATAGAGGAAATATTGACGGACCAAATCCTGAAAATGAAAATAAACCTTCTTATATATTTGACGCTATAGTTAAAGGATATGAGGTTGAAGTTGATTTTTGGTTTTCTAATAATAAATTTTACTTAGGTCATGATAAACCTCAGTATGGTATACCTATAGAATGGCTAGAAAATAACTATAGAAAATTATGGATACATTGTAAAAATGTAGATGCTATAAATAAATTACATGAATTAGATAGAGGAGGTTTTTATTTAAATTATTTTTGGCACGAAAATGATAAAGTAACCTTAACATCACAAGGGTACCTTTGGGCTTACCCAGGTGTAGACTGTCCTAATGGAATATCTGTTATGCCAGAATTAGCAAAAGATTTTAAACTTAAAAATGTACTAGGTATTTGTAGTGATTATATTATAAATTATGAATAAAATAAAATTAAAAAAAGAGCATTTATTAGAGGTAGAAGAACTATCTAAAATGAGAGCTAATCTTAAGAATGAATTAGCATCTGTACAAGCTACTGAAATAGAATTAGAAAATTCAAAAGACGTTGCACGGGTTAATTATAATAAGGTTAAAGCCTATGAAATAGAATTAGGTAAAAAATTAACCAATATATACGGTAACGGACGAATGAATTTAGATACTAAAGAATTTATTTCAGAATAGTATAATTTTCACCTATCTTCTGTATATTTATATATGTGAATAAAGACCATTATATTTAAAATGGTTTCGATTTTCCTTATATATTTATAATAGACGAAATATAAACTTAACCGAACATGGCAGAAACAATTATCTCCCCAGGTGTTTTTCAAAGAGAAAACGATATCTCTTTTATTAACCCAGCACCAGTTGAAGTAGGAGCGGCAATACTTGGACCAACCGTAAAGGGACCTGTTGAGATTCCTACGGCTGTAACTTCTTATAACCAATACGTAAGACTATTTGGTGATACATTTGACAATGGATCAGCAAAAGATGAATATTTAACTTCTATGGCTGTTAAAAGTTACTTTAGCCAAGGAGGTGATACAGTATTAATTACAAGAATAGTATCAGCATCCAATACATGGACAAATGCTGCAAATACTCACATTTCATCATCTAAGAATGCAAGTGTACAACCATTCACTTTAGCATCATTAGGAAAAGGAAAAATATACAATGCAGGTACAGGATCTGGCGATGCATTAAATCCAAAAGCAAACTATGTAAATTCTGATAATTCATTAGTTAGCGGATCAAAAGATAACCTTAGATGGGAAATTACAAATAAAAACGAAACTAAAGGTACATTTACTCTTTCAATTAGAAGAGGTAATGATAGCCACAATAACAAAGTAGTATTAGAAACATTTAATAATATTTCATTAGATCCTAATAGTGAAAATTATATAGAGAAAGTAGTTGGTACTCAGAATTCAGCAATATCTGCTGACGCTACTCAAGTTACTACTACAGGTGATTATGTTAATAAATCAAATTTTGTTAGAATATCAGCAGTAAATAGTAAGACATTAAATTACTTATCAACAGATGGTACAACAGTACAGTCATCTTCTGCTGGAGTAGGATTTAAAGATTTACTTCCAATAGCTACTTCAGGATCATTTTATAATGCAGTTGGTCTAACAGCAATTGCATCAGCATCGTTAAACTTATATCAAAATATAAGTACAGCGACTCAAGGTCTTGTAGCAACTGATTATAATAACGTAATTACTTTATTAGGTAATAAAGACGATTATAAATTTAATGTAATATCTACACCAGGTTTATTTAAAAATAACCACTCAACACAAGTCGATAATGTTATATCATTAGCAGAGAGCAGAGGAGACTGTATCGCAGTAGTAGATTTATATCCTCACGGAGCTTCAGTATCAAACGTAACAGGACAAGCAGATGTATTAAATTCATCTTATGCAGCAGCATACTGGCCTTGGTTACAGACTCAATCAGGTACTGGTAAGAACGTATTCGTTCCAGCATCAGTATTTATCCCAGGAGTATATGCATTTACAGATGGAGCAGCAGCACCATGGTTTGCACCTGCAGGATTAGTAAGAGGAGGAATTGTTGGAGTAATTCAAGCAGAAAGAAAGCTTTCTAGATCTCAAAGAGATACATTATATGACGCTAAAGTAAACCCAATAGCTACTTTCCCTGGATCAGGTATAGCAGTATTTGGTCAAAAGACTTTACAGACTAAAGCATCAGCTTTAGATAGAGTAAACGTTAGAAGGCTATTAATCGAGCTTAAAGAGTTTATTGGTAATCAAGCTCAAAATTTAGTATTTGAACAAAATACTATAGCAACAAGAAATAAATTCTTAGCAGCTGTTAATCCATTCTTAGACTCAGTAGTACAGAGACAAGGTCTTTACGCTTTTAAAGTTGTAATGGATGATTCAAACAATACTGCTGACGTAGTAGATAGAAACCAGTTAGTAGGTCAGATATTTATCCAACCAGCTAAAACAGCAGAATTTATAGTACTAGACTTTACAGTAGAACCTACAGGAGCTACTTTTGGTCAATAATTTAAAGAATATAGATATTTATAATAAATAAAGAACATGGCAATACTAGACGCAAACGATATAATGTTTAGAGCTTTTGAACCAAAGGTTCAGAATAGATTTGTATTAAACATTGATACTATCCCAGCCTTTATGGTGAAGAACGTAAAAGCTCCAACTTTTACAGATAATGTAGTAAAGCTTGACCATATTAACTCTTATAGAAAAATTAGAGGAAAAAGAGAGTGGGATGATATAACAATGGTATTATATGATCCAATTACTCCTTCTGGAGCTCAACATGTAATGGAGTGGGCTAGACTTTCTTATGAGTCAGTAACTGGTAGAGCAGGTTATTCTGATTTTTACAAAAAAGATTTAACTCTTAATGTCTTAGGACCAGTAGGTGATATAATTGGAGAGTGGGTAATCAAAGGAGCATTTTTAACAAATGGAGACTTTGGTCAATACGATTGGGCATCTGATGAAGTAGTTGATTTATCAATTACAGTAGCAATGGATTATTGTATACTAAATTACTAAGAATAACACATACATTTTAAATTAACCCAGCAAGTCTGGGTTTTTTTATGTAAAATAGTTGTTTTCAAAATATTTTTTCACTATATTTATTATAGAACAGGTTTTAACTAAATAAAATTTATGGAATCAAAGTTTAAAATCCCTACAGAAACGGTAGA